CAGGAGGCGGTTTTCAGTGTACAATTGGACCCGTTAATGATAGAGCTTAATTATGGCATATAGTTATTCAGATTTAACAACAGATATTAGAAATTGGACAGAAGTAGACGCTAATGTATTTACTGCTGCTATTATTAATGGATTTATTCGTAATGCTGAACACAGAATTAATTTAGATTGTCCTATGGATTCTGATAGATTCCAAGATCAAGGACAGTTTGCTACAGATTTTAATTCAATTACAATGCCTACTGGTTTATTGTTTGTAAGAGGTATTCAAGTTTATGATTCAACAACAGCCACTACAGGGGAAGGAGTTTGGTTAGAAAGACGTGATCAAACTTTTATATCTGAATATATTGGAGAATTAACAGGCACTGAAGGAAGTCAAACTGGTCAAGATACAACAGGACTTCCTAAATATTACTCTATGTTTGGTGGTGCTACTACTGGAACTAGTTCATCAACCTCAGGAGCCGTATATGTAGCTCCTACACCCGATAAAAATTATCAATATATTATTCATTATAATGCTATGCCAACTGGATTAGAGACTAATACAGGTGGAACTTATATAAGTAATTACTTCCCACAAGGGCTACTTTATGCTTGTTTAGTAGAAGCATTTAGTTTTTTAAAAGGTCCAACTGATATGTTGACATTATACGAACAGAAGTATAAAACTGAACTACAAAAGTTTGCAGCAATGCAAATTGGAAGAAGAAGACGAGACGATTACACGGATGGTACAATAAGAATTCCAATCGAGTCAGCGCCTCAATAATTAGGAGAAAAATATTATGGCAATAACATCAGCAGTTTGCACAAGTTTTAAAGTAGAACTTTTAAAAGGAGTTCACAATTTTACAGCATCGTCAGGAAACACTTTTAATTTAGCTTTATATACAAGTTCAGCATCTTTAGGTGCAGCAACAACTGCATATACAACTTCCGAAGAAGTTTCTGGATCTGGTTACACAGCAAAAGGAAATGCTCTTACTAGTGTTACACCAGTTGCATCTAGCACAACTGCAGTTTGTGATTTTTCAGATACAAGTTTTACATCAGCCTCTTTTACTGCTAGAGGTTGCATGATTTTTAATGACTCAGCATCAGGTGACCCAGCATGTGTTACTATAGATTTTGGATCAGACAAAACTGTAACAAGTGGAACTTTTACAATTCAATTTCCAACAGCAGACTCATCAAACGCTATTATAAGAATAGCATAAGGAGGAACTCCTTATGTCAACTACCTGGGGACAACACTCTTGGGGTTCTAACTCTTGGCAATCATCTACAATAACTGAAATACCAACAGGTCTATCAGCAACCACATCATTAGGTAGTGTTGAAGCTTTTCCTGAACAAGGTTGGGGTGGTGATACATGGGGACTTGAAGATTGGGGAGCAAACACCACAACTTTAACATTAACTGGTCTTAGCACTACAAGTGCATTAGGTAGTGTTGATGCTTTTCCTGCAACAGGTTGGGGTGGTATAACTTGGGGAAATGGTAACTTTGGTGATTTAGCTAATATTACATTTGGAATAGATGGTCTTCAATTAACATCTTCTGTAGGAACTATAGAAGCTTATAATGAAGTTGGTTGGGGCCATGATGCGTGGGGAGAAGAAGCGTGGGGCAGAGCAAATGATTTTGCTATGACCATAACAGGTGTATCTGCAACATCTTCAGTAGGGTCTTTATCACCTGCAGACGTAATGGGAGTTACAGGTCAATCTGCAACAACAAGTGTTGGTGATCCTACAATTATTGGTGATGTATCTTTAACTTTATCTGGAATAGCTTTAACATCTTCACAAGGAACTTTATCACCTGCAGATGTAATGGGTTTAACAGGAGTTTCTGCAACATCTGCTGTTGGTGCATTAACACCCGCAGACGTTATGGGAGTCACTGGAGTAAGTGCTACTGTATCAAAAGGTGAGATAACAATTTCTACAAACCCTGTAATAGATTTATCAGGACAAGCTCTAACTTCTGCCGTAGGTACATTAGACCCTGCAGATCAATTTATGGGTTTAACAGGAGTTTCTGCAACATCTTCTGTTGGCACATTAGACCCTAAAGATCAAACAATGGGACTAACAGGACAACAAGCAACGTCTAGCGTTAATGCTGAAGGATTAATTCTTAAATACTATGCAAGACGTACTCCTAAAACAAGTTCAGGATATACAAGAAAAACACCTAAAACTAGCACAGGATATACAAGAAGAACTCCTGTATAATTATGTTTGACTTAAAGATAAATAAATAATATAAATACACAATAATTAGGAGACAAAATTTATGGCATCAAGTTATTCCTCAGATTTAAAAATAGAGCTAATGGCAACTGGCGAAAACGCTGGTACATGGGGCACAAAAACAAACAATAACTTAAATCTTGTTCAACAATCTGTTGCAGGTTATGAAGCAATTAGTGCAGCAGCATCAGATGTAACTCTGGCAATGTCTGATGGAACAATTTCAAATGCAAGAAATGCTACAATAAAATTAACTGGAACTTTAGCAGCGAATAGAACAGTTACATGTCCAGATGGCATTGAAAAAGTTTACAACATAATAGATGGCACAGACCATGCAGGCAATACTTTAACTTTTAAAACAGCAAGTGGATCTGGAGTTTTACTTTGTGAAGGTAATTGTTATCTTCTTTATGCAGATGGAACAAATGTTGTTAAAGCAAGTGAATACAGAAAATGGAGAACTGTTTCAGCATCTGAAACAGTACAAGCTGGTGCAAAATTATTTGTAGCAACAAACGGTGGAGCTGTAACAATAACTTTACCTGCATCACCTGCAGTTGGTGATGAGGTCACTTTTGTAGATTCAAGATACACATTTGATTCTAACGCATTGACTGTTGGGAGAAATAGTTCTAAAATAGCTAACGCATCATCAGACTTAGTAGTAAATACTGAAGGTGCAGCATTTGGATTAGTTTATTCTGGTTCAGATGTAGGATGGACTTACACGGAGAAATAATATGTCAAATTACGAAGCAACAAAATACAATTTTTCAGGAGCAGACCTTACTGGTATCGAAGGCACAGCTACAGGTACAATTTTATCTTGGTCAGATTCCAGTATTCCAACTGGATTTTTAGAGTGCACTGGTGCAGCTGTATCTAGATCAACTTACTCTGCATTGTTTGCAGTTATAGGTACAACTTATGGGTCTGGAGATGGATCATCAACTTTTAATTTACCTAATCTTCAAGATAATGTCCCGGTTGGAAAATCAGGAACAAAAGCATTAGCTTCGACAGGTGGAGCAAATACTGTAACTCCATCAGTTAACAATACATCTATTAGTGAAGGGCAACTTGCTTCTCACACTCACACTATACCATTATCACCTCCTGGAGGTGACCCAGATCCAAGAATTCTGCCTACTTTTGGTGGTGGTAAAACAGGTAACGATGGTAACAGAACTGTTTCATCTACGGGTAGTGGTACTGCTCATGGACACAATGCAAATGCAGTTTCAACTTTACAACCATATATAGCTTTAATATATATAATTAAGACATAGGAATATTTATGAAAAAAGGAAATTGGACAATTATATTTGAAGACAAAAAAGTTATTAAAAATAACGGTGCTGAATCAGGTACAGGTTATTATGTTAATGATGATTCTTTTTGGAATGATTCTAAATTTTCTAATATTTGGGCAATTCAATACACAGCTGACGATGACACAGATCAAGTAGAGTATAGAGATACAACTCCTAACTCAACATATGATTCATCTGTATTAGGTGATATTCAACAATTTGTAGACAAATGGGATGCAGAACATTTAAATCTTCTTCAAGAAGAATGGGACAGTGACTCTAGAGATGAGTCTGAAAAAGGTCCAAGACCAACAAGTTACTCTTCTTAAATATAATATATAATATTTAAACTAAATCTTTGTTTATTTTTCTTAGGTGAAACACCTCGGTGTTCTATTAAACTTGGAAATAATATAGCTTCACTTTCATTACTTTTATAAAACAATGTTTTATTATCTACAATAAATTCAGTGCCTCCATCATTACTGTGGATATTATATAATATAGAAAAACAATTGTGTTCAAGATTATCTTTGTGAAAAAAAGTTTGTGAGTTTTGATTATACCAATTCCAATATATTCTAACTATAGTTCCTTTTTTATTTGTTACAATGTTAAAAACTTTTTCCGCAAAGGTATTTAAAATAGGGTGACGTTCGAAACCAAACAAGTTTTTTTTAAAACTAGTGTAGGCCATTCCTTGGTCAAAATCATTTAAACTGCCTTTACCTTTTTCAAAAGGAAATTGCCAATTAGCTACTTTATATAATTCTTGAATAATACTAACATTTGTTAAATTAGGTGTGTGGGTGTTAATTGTTTGAATCATTGCTTTCTGTATATTATATATGTATATTATATTTTATAAAAATGAAAGAAAAAATTATTAATTATCAGTTTTATCATTGGGGTCCTTTTTTATACAGAACCCAAGTAGACAAAAAATCTTTAGAAAAAATACAAAAACTTTGTAGCAAAAATAAAAAAAATGATTACAGAAAAAATTTAGCAGGTTTATTAAAACAAGAATATGGACTAGATAAAGATAAAATTTTTACTATTTTATCTGGTTATTTTAACAGTTACATAAAAGCAAGTGTTGAACATTATAAATGTAGTTATACTGGTAAACAAATTGTTATGGAAAGTGCTTGGGTAAACTACATGGTTAAAAATGAAATAAATCCTTTGCACATTCACAGTAAAGATTTATCTTTTGTGTTATTTATTAAAGTTCCAAAAAATTTAAAAAAAGAAGTAGAAGAAACTGTTAGTAGTGATAGTAAACCTGGAAGTGTAAATTTTG